GACCGCGCACCGCGTTGCCAAACTCCCTGAATGTCAGATCATACAGAAGGCAAGGACTCAGGCACAACAGCCCGAGTCCAAGCTCTTCTATTTCGTCCCATTCAAGTGGTGTGTTGTCTCCTGATTCTCCGTTTTTTTTTGTGGAGTCATAGAAGATTCAATCACCTCAACAACAGCAGTCAAATCCTGCACGTCTATCAATCCTAGAAAGTCGTCCACCTCCATGTCAAAGGTCATGCCTTGCTTTTTGCAGCCCTCCTGCACAAAGTAGTAAAGCAGCTCAGGCATCAGGGTGACATCCTCGCTGTCTATGTTTGCCACCTTGTGACCAGTCGCTTGCTCAAAGCTGCGCCAGGCGCGCATGTTAGCCTTGACTGGAAAGGTCCGACCGTCTAAGGTAATCGTCATCCGTTATCGCTTGCTGTAAATGTTGGATCAGTGACGCACTCGAAAGTAGCAGTGTACGACGCGTTGTCTTCTGTGCCTGCGCTCAACTCCAAGCTGGTGCAGAAGGCTTTAAAGTCAATGTCCATGTCGTCAGTGATTTCAGCCTCTGCCTGATTAAATGACGCAATGGTAATGTCCAGCTTTTGCCCTGCTTCCATGTCTGCGAACAATTCCTCGTAGCCGTTGGTGGCGTCGGCTGCATAGAATGCTGTCATGGTCACGCTCAAGGTCTTCAGCCCTGGCAAGATTGCGCGGTATCCGCCGTTGTCTTTTGTTGTGGTGTCGCGTGTCTCAGTGCTGAAAGACACAGACAAATCTGTGAGGTGGTCGACCAATACTGGTGTTGCACTGTCGTTTGCGAACGCAACTCTCAACTGAGAGCCGTTCATTATTCCTGCTGTTGCTGCCATTATTTCTTATTGTTGGGTTTGATGCGATCTGCAATTATCATATTAATCAGACTATCCAAATATCCAAATATCTGGTTGTCTTTTTGTGTGGGTGTGAGGTTAATTACAACCTTCACAAATGCCATAAGGGCTAGCACAAGCTCAGCCCAGTTGTTTAGTAAAAAGTCGGTCATGTTATGCTGTAGTGTGTCATGATGTTTGACTCGATGCCTGTGCGGTTGGCGCTTTGGTCGCTCGCGTACACAATAACTTCTTGGATGAAGCCGTTAAAAAACGCGTTAGAAATTCCGCCAATTCCAGTGGTTACCGTGTCAATACCACTGTCTAAAGTCATTGTGCCAAGGCTTGAAGTATTTACAAATGCTTGCGCATTGCCTTGCGTTGCGCCTGCAATCATTGTGTGCAAATTATTGTTAGTATTTGCAGATGTGCTTAGCGTTTGGTCGTTGTAATTAAATACAAAATTGTCGCCACCGACTTGCGGTGAGTACCACCTATCTAGACCGCCTGGTCCACTCAACGTCAAGGGCCTGTGACCGCCACTTGTTGTGTGCAGCTTACAAACCAGGAACGAGGATAAATTACCAATGTCCAAGCCAGTGCTGTTAAAGGGTAGGATGTCGTCAGCACCAAAAAACCTGAGAGCAGGTTGATTATCCACTGCAATGTAGGTGTTGTCTTGTTCAATTAAAATGGGCTGTCCAGCTTGGCTGTTTTGTGTTGTGTCGTTGCCATTGCCGCTTTGGTCATAAAAAATTTTGATTCGCCCGTATTGCGAAGGGCAAAAAGCTAGGGCCGCCGCTGTGTCCAGGTTGCCGTTAGCATCAAACCCGATGTCCTGTTCTGCCAAGTCGCTGTCTCGAATTATTCGAATAGCGCTGCCTGTATAGTTTGCATTTAACCTGCGCAAGCTGTATGCGGCATGTGCACCACCATACTGCTGCAACAGCAAATTGATGACAGGCGTTAAACGAGCAGTGTAGTCTTGTACGCTGATGAACATGTTGCGCTCTGCGCTAACCTCTGTCACCTCATTTGTGTACCTCACAGACTGCACGGTGACTGTACTAAATACAGTGCGACTTTGCCGCGACAACGCCGCCCGCACCTTATCTGCAAGGTCGTTGGCTGCTGCGTACGTGTCGGCCACGCTAAACACCTCTAGCTGCGCCTCGTCTACTGGCGCACTTTCCTTTGTGTCAACAGGCGTGTTGGACACAACAGAATACACCACGTAAGGCGTCACAGCGCCCTCCTCTGCCAGCTCTGGGTAAATGCGCGTGCCGACCAACGCAGACACTGCGCTGTCATCCTTTAGCATGCTGTAAATGGCTGCTCCTACCTTCATTTCATAAAGCGTTTGAACTCCTGACGTAACAACCTTACAAGCAAAGCGTTTGCACGGCCAACTGTCGCACGCTTGCTGCGCTCGAATACGCCCGTGTTGCGCGTGCGCTTTTTGCGGCCAAAGCTGTCACCGCCTTCTACAATGTGAGCAAACCAGCCGTCAGAGTTTTTGCGCACACCGCGCTTTCGCCGTCCTCCAATGTTGTTTGTGCGTGGCCCTGCCAGCGTCTTAATGCGATTGCGATCGGGTTGCCACACGCCAACGCTGCGCCGCAGCTGCCCGCGCTTTACAATAATGTCGTCACGGTCTTCAAACTGCACCTTAATATCGCGGTCAAAGTCTTTGATGTTTGAGCGCAGACTATTGTTGTACACCTCTCCAACGCGCTCGTTGATGTCAACCAGCTTGCGAAAGTCTTTCTCTGACCACATAGAGAGGCGCTCCAACTTCTTGAGCACGCCGTTCAACCCGTCCACTTGGACGCGTGTGCCTGCACGTGCTTGACGTGGCAAGTTCGGTACTGCTTTGACCTTGTTTGCCATTACTCAGAAACTACGCGTTCGGTAATAAAGTGCAGCTCATTCTTGCGGCCCACCTCCTGCACAGCTAGGATGTTGTAGATATCGCCGCCGTAGCTAATGCGGTATTTGGGCGTCACAGCTCGCGTCTGTGTGCTGCTGCGCACGCGCCACGTCACGCGGTTTGTGCTTGTCTCCTGTTCCTCTAGTACAGCGCTGCTGGCGCTCTTGTTGTCCAACGCAGCCCACACCGTCACATAGGTAGACCACGACGGCACGGTCTGGCCGTACACGTCCGCAGTGCGCGAGGCGCTCTGGATAATGATGCGTCTATCTAGAAAACCGATGTTCACTGCCTGTTGTCAATGATGCGTTCAACACTCAGCAACGACTCCACTGCAATGGGCACTTGCACGGGCGTTGTGCCCGTCACTACTGCGCGCCTGTTCTCATACCAGTGCGCCACCAGCATCTTGACCGCGTGCTTCACGTTGGCCGATTCTTCGACGCCTACCGCAGCCGTCACGCGTACAGGGTGCGCGTTGTATGTCTCCAAGTCTGGCGTGTCGTGGAAGTAGATTAGCATGCCGCCATCTGTTGCCGCCGTTGTATAGTACTTGCTAGCTGCCAGCGTCTGCTCGGCGCCTGCCGTGTCGTTGTACTTCACGTGTGTAATGGCTGTGACTGGCCCGTATGCCAGCGCTGCGTTGCGCCACCGCTCCAGATGAAAAACTGCAGAGCCGCCCGCTGTAAAGCTGCGGTTGCAGTAGTCCTCAACCCATGCCACTGCCGCGTCCAATAACGCCGTAATTGTAGTGTCCTCGTCGCTGGCGTCGACGCGCAGAAACTCCTTGGCGTCCGCCAATGTGACGACGTTAGTTCCTTGTGTGTGTGCTGGACGTACTACGTGCATGGTAATGTAAAAAAAAAGGAAGCCCAGCCCAATTGCCAGGCTTCCCGTGTTAGTCAATTGTTAGGCCACGAAGTCAGAAGTGTAGGCCAAAGCTCCTGCCTGGCGCACGTCTGTATCGTAAAACTTATTTACGTGCAAAGCAATCTGCGCTGTGCCTGCGTTGCTGTATGGATCAACCAACAGGTCAATGCCACCAAAAAACGCCAACACCATGCCAAGCTGAAAATCACCAAACAACACAGCACCTTGTGAGGCGTCGTCGTCAACCAAGTTTGGCGTAAAGTTCGTCGGGTAACCGTCAATGCTGTTGCCTTCCATCAAGGCGCTAACACTAGCAATTGCAGCTTCTGCCTTCAAGATAGACAATGCCGTAGGTGAACCAACGTATTGACAACGTGCCAAATCGCCACCAGCAGCCAACACAGCTTTTTGCATGTTGTACAAATCTGCTGAAACAACACCTGCACCAGCCTTGTCTACAATGGTGCCAGCAGATGCAGCAGCCTTAGCAAAGACAGC